GGACCGAATGTTGGAAGAAAGTCAAAGAGCATATCGCGCATTTATGCGCGTATTCTTCATCAAGTACTACTTGAACCTAATGTTTTAGGCCCTTTTTTGAATTTTGAGATGACTTCGTAGAGCTTGCCGCCAGAACCCGTAGGTGTACTCCAAGAAGTGAGATGAACACGGAAACGCTGCGCCTGGTCGTATGTGGGCTGGTCAACTCCCAAGCTTGATTCTCCAATGGCGAACCTCGCAGACGAACTCGCAGTCGTGCCTGTGGAAAGTCTCACCCGACCGCCCGTAATTTCTGCTGCTCCGCTTCCTGTGGCTCCTGAATTGCCGAATGCGGAAATGAGGGGGACGTTCCAGAAAGTGTAGTTTTGATCGAAGGGGTCAAAGCCCGTGGTTAAAAATGACTGCCATGCGTTCTTGATGTAGAAAAGGACTTTTTTGATTGTGCCGTCGTCATAAAGTTGTATCTGCTCGGCGAAGCTCTTGGGAATGAAAGTAGGCACACTGGTAACGTGGTTGCGAAAGGCGCGAAGCAGATGCAAAGCGGATATATACTCATCCGCGCTCTCGAATCCGAGGCTTTGCTGGGGCGGAGTCTGAGTTTCTTGAGAGATGGTCTCGACCTTGCCTTCCTGTTGAAGTTGTTTGAATTCCTGCTCGGTCATAGAATTCCTAAATCATCATATATGAATTGGACTTCGTGGAGTTCGGGCGTGACGGTCATGTTCTCGAAAAGAATTTTGAGGAGATACTTCTTGCCTTTGATTCGATTCTTGACGTTGAAGAAAAGCTCTTTGAGTTCAGACACATTGGTTACAGTGTGCTTTTTGACAAGCTGGAAAGGCATGACGTTGAGTTCAGCCGTATCCTCGGTGAGATTGGGAAGATTTGAATCGAGAGTCCATTCTTCGGTGGAAGTTCCCTGATTGGCGATTGCAGTGATGTGCCGGATTTGTCCTGCGTTCGCCCCGGTGAGAACGGTCACCTCGTCGCCGACCTGCGCTCGGAAGATCGTGCCGTTGATCTTCAGTTTGTTCTCGACGGTTGATGCTGCGTTGGTCTGCGCGCGGACCCACAGCATACGGCGGAAGTTGTAGAGCTTAACAGTGACGTTAAAAGTAAGGTTGGCAACTGCGGTGGTCGGAGTTTTGATTCCGAGATTGAGTTTGACGGCCTCGGCGATTTTATCGTTGGTATTGTCGTCTCCGCATTTAAGAATATACTGGGCGGTTGAGGGAGTGGAATTGAAAAGGCGGCCTATGGTTTTGACGAAAGGGTTGTTGGTGACATAGGAGACATGGATTGAATAATTATTGTCGTAGAAAATCGCGCCTGCGGATATGTCGAAAAGAGCGCCGTTGTGAACCGGGGCGAACTCGAAAAGGCGCGTGGGAAGATGGAGCAAATAAATGCCCACTTTATTGCGGTTCCAGTCGGAGTTTGTTCCCCAAAAAGCGAGCGTTTCGCCCAAGAGTTCCGCGCCCTGCGGGATAAGGGCGACCGTAATGGCGTTTCCGGTGCGGGAGTGGTCGAGAAATCTGTCGAGGATCGTCTGAAGGGAGTAGCCGTTTGTGAAGTAAATGGCAGATGAGGTTATGACTATCCATCCGCCTTCGACGGGCACGGCGGACTTGACGTTCGAGTTCAGCCATATCCAGGGGGCGATGGATCGGGGGCTTTGCGCGTCCCAAAGCGCGAGAACTCCCCTGTTGTTTATATTCGCTCCCAAAAGTGCGCCGGTGCGCCCGGACTTGATTACACGGACATTGTAGCCATCGGGAAAAGTGAATCCCGCGCTGTTGAAACTGTCGTCGGTGACATTGAGCACGGCGACTTTGTTTTTGTTGCCGAGCAATACCCAATCCTCGTAGGTATCGTGGGGGCGGAAGTCGGTAGTTTCATTTGATGCGCCGAAATCCTTCCACTGGTCGGTCCAGGCGGTATAGATAGTGTAGTTTTTGCCGGAGCCTGTTGTGCCGGTGTAGCTGGTGGAAAGAGTTATTTCGGTCGCGGATACGAAGGTTGCAACAGTGTAGAATGTGTTCTCTCCAGTGATTCTGAATCTTTTGCCGACCATTGCGGAGGTGAAAGTGGTTCCTGACCCTGTGACGGTGGCGGAGCCGTTCGTGACGGATACTGTTCCTGTGGTGTAGTCGGCAGTACCGTCATACATTCCCAAGTATCGCTGACCTGCGTAGAGCAGACGGTTTTTCTGGTCGAAGATGAGACCGTTGCCCTGAGAATCGGTTGCGGGATCATAGATAAAGGACCAAGTTATGGACCCTACGGGCGTTCGGTAAATGTCTCCAGAGTCGTCCACGGCGTAGACATAGCTCGTGCCCAGCACTTTTCCCTGCGTGAACCAGTTCACGAGGCCAAGCATGGAGACAGTAGCGGAGGTCGCGTCGGCAAGAATGCTCCAACCGGGCATAATCCCGAATTGGGATCGGTTCATTCCCTGCGAGTAGTAATACTCGCCGGGCGCGTCGCCGGTGCCGAAGCCGTTGAATTTTCTAATCTCTTGAACCTTTATCGCCATGCTTATTAGGCAGGTCTTCAATAGTGATTCTTGGTATGAGTTTCTTGTAGCCGCCTAAGATTTTGAGCAAGAGGCCCCAAAAGAGGCTCCGGCATTCGATGTTGGGAACAAGCGTCAAACCGTACTTCTGACAAAGCTGCTTGTGTCTGTTGCGGAATCGGTTGATTTGCTGTTGGGTGGGCATAGTGGTTAATACTTGTTCTGCCATTCGGTGGTAGGCTTGGTGAGTTTGTCTTGATAGGTTGTATTCTGCTTGGAGTGCTTTTCGGTAAAGGAAGTGCCGGGGCTTGTGTGCTTGTTCTGCCAAGCGGTTCCGAGAGCAGTGAACTTGTCTGTAAAGGAAGTGAATCGCTTTAGAAACTTATCAAGCCAGAGAGGAAGATCAACGAATGTTATGATTTCAGTAAGAACCTTAATATTGGCTTGCAGAAGGGTAATGGTATCGGTGAGATTGAGAGTTTCCGCAAGGGATTTCAAAGCCTGACGAATAAGGGTGTCTATGTGAGTGATGGTCTCAGTGAGAACCTTGGTTGCATCTCGGATGAGGGTATCGGTGTGGGTGATGACTTCGGACAGAACTTTGGTCGGCGCGCGAATCAGGGTATCGGTAAAGGTAACGACCTCGGTGAATACTTTAGTTGCGAGCTTTTCGAGAGTGTCCGTGAGGGTGATTGTCTCTGTGAAAGCGGCTTTGACGGTATCTTTTATTAAAGTGTCAGTGTAAGTGATAGTCTCGTTGAGTGCCTTTATTGCGTCACGAATCAGGGTATCGGTAAAAGTGATTGTTTCGGAGAAAACCTTTCCGAAGAGTCTGTCCAGAGTATCCGTGAAGGTTATTGTTTCGGAGAGGACTTTAATGGCGTCCTTGATTAAGGTGTCTGTAAAAGTAATGGTCTCGGTAAAGGCGGCTTTGACGGTATCGCGGATAAGAGTATCTGTATGAGTGATAGTCTCCAGTAGAACTTTTATTGAATCTCGAATGAGAGTGTCGGTGAAGGTGATCGTTTCATTGAGAGTTTGGAAAAATTGCTGACCGGCAGTGAAGAGCGGGAGATTCCAAGGGTAGATTGTTTCGGGCCAGTCAAGAGCCTGAAGCCCTATCCAAAATGGCATCTGAGAATTGCGACCCGGTAGATCAGTAGTTGCGTGTCGCAGCATGTGGGTGATGTGGTCTGCGTTCGACCAGTACCCTTGTCTGCGGCTTCTGCGGCATATCCTGCGAAGAGGAGGCACAAAGTCGGGTTCGGAGAAGCGGAAAGTCTTGGCGCAATCTTCGGAGATTTGATTGGTGCGTAGAGACAACTGGTTGCCGGGTTGCACGATAAGCGGATAGCGGGGATTGGGAGCGTACCACTGCCAGTTTGTGACTGCACTTCTTCGGAGACACGGCTGTACGAGCAATGCCTGGTTGGTGGCGATGGTGGGAGCAGTACCCCACTGATAAGTGAATGTGACATCAGCCGCTCGGGAGCGGCTGTTGACTTTCTCCGGTGTTTGCGAAGTAGGGGTTGCACCGCTCTGAGTGCGCTCGATGGTATGCCGATTGATTAAGTCACTGTTTCCTGCCTCAAAAAGCGTTATTCTGAAACTCGAAATACCAACAAGACGGAAAGAGACATTTGTTTGAAGAGTGAGCCCGATTTCTCCCGAATCGGCAGTGTTGGCTCTGGCGGCTGTGTACTTCATGTTTAGAGCTCTTCAAAAACAATCGTGGCGGAAACAGTTGATGTGCCGGAGTTGGAACGGAGAGATACAACCTCGCTATTGACGTAGTAGATTTCTTCTCCCGGAGCGGGTTTCCAGTCTATGAATCCTCCGAATGCGTTGAATGCGAAGATTTCTGCCGGGTTGCCGGAAAGAGCCTGTGTCCCGCCCTTGCCGTATGTTCCGGCTGCGGCTGGGGAACGGGTGTTGAACTTCTCTGGCGTAATCGCTGTATTGCCGGTAATGGAAGTGCCTGCTCGCTGAAAGTAGACGCGGTTTACGGCGGACGCGGTGGCTTCTCCGCCTATTATGATTTCAAGAACCCTGCCTTGGCCCGCGCTTGCAGCTTGAACTGTGAGAGTGTCTGCGGTGGTGGAAAGCGCAACGCCGGAATTGATAATGGAATACACCGGATCGGAAGGATCGAAGATACGATTCACAAGTTCATAGAGAGACCAGAAACGCTTCATTCGGGACACAGCCTCATTGTATGAGTTTGGCTGATACCTGGTCTCGACTTTCGCTCTTCTTTCACGCAGATACTCCTTAATCTGAAGCGCGATGAATGGCAGGTCGTCGCTTCTGCTTTTTTGCTTGAGGGATTTCAGGAACTGTCCAACAGTGGGAATTTGGACGTGGAATGGGTTTTCGAGGATTGCTAATGCGCGCATAGATTATGCGGCTTTCACCTTCCAAGTGAACTGGAGGGAATCGCCGTTGACTACGTTGACGGCGGAGAAGGTCTGTCGGCAAAGCATTGTTCCTGCTGTGGCGGCGTTGAACACGCCCGATTCGGTGACAGCGAGAGTGGCGGTATAGTTGAATGTGACTACATCCTGGGCGGTGTCGTTGGTAACGGTGGTAGTAACCCGTGAAGCAGTGGCGGATTTGTGAGTGGTGGTAGCTGCGCCTGCTTCGTCTTTTTCGGCTCCAAGAGCAGTATCGCCTGCGGCAGGGGCGACTGTACCAGTTCCCATGCCGATAAAGGTGAAGGCCGCTTCACCGCCTGCGCCGTTTATGCGGGAAGCAGCACCTGCTTTGCCTGCGTCCACGACAAGGTTTCTGCCTATCTTCCGAGTTGTCCACCAGCCAAGAAGCAAAGGAATCTTGGGGAAGTGAGGGCTAAGAATTCCTTTCTTTAGAAGAAAGCGGAGTAATGCATTCTCCTGGAATATCAGCTTGATGTTGCCATTCTTGTCGCGGTGAACTATCTCGACATTGGCATAGAGTGGGATAGTTCCCGCAATGTTGACTTCTTGCATGTTAGATTTCCTGACCTATGAGATGACTGATAGTTTTGTCGGCTTTTTGGTGAGCCTCTTCGACCTTTTTGGATTGCTCGGCAAGCTCCAAATCGTGAGCGAAGGTATCTGTGTATTTCCGTAGCTCCTCTGTAATCTCTTCCTTTGGTATATCGAACGGGAAAGCGAGTTTGCGGGCCGTGATGACTTCCGACTTGCCTTTTTTATCTTTCTTGAGAATCTCAAACTCCACATCAAGAAAAATGGAGTTGTTCTCTCGCAGAGTTTCTTTTGTGATGTTAACTATTTTAGCAATGAGCATATTAGTAAGTGGCGAACTGGACGCCGTGAACATCGAGTAGGGCATCATCATTGAGCGTTGCGCCCGTGACAACGAGATCTATTTTTTCTCCCGCTGAAAGCCAAAGCTCTGTTGCGGCTCCTTGCAGGGAAGCAAGGCTATAAAGCTGGCCGGAGACGGGATCGGCGGTAGATTTGAAGACAGTGATGCCGCCCGCTTTAACCTCGAATCTGACGCCGGTAACGGTGCCGGTATAAGAAAAAGAGATGGAAGTAATGCGCTGAATCTTGTTCGCTGCTACAGGTGTTGTGGAGAGAGTGTTGCTTCCGGCGGCGAGGGAAGTATTGACCACTTCCTGATGGATTGCGGTTTTCTCCGCGCCCATTGCTCGCTCGATGTCGGCTTGGCTTGTTGGGAATGGCATATAGGGAGTACCCTAGCCCCCCAAACGAGGAGGGCTAGGATTGTATCAATTAGGCGAACTTGACGAATGCTTTTGCGGCGAACTTGCGCCGTTCATCTGCGACTTTCGCACCATACACGAACAAATCCTTGTAAGCGGAACCGAAGTTGCCGATGAGGTCTTCTTCCATTCCTGCTTCAAGAACTTTGTCCGCAAAGGTGACCCAAGCTCTGTGGCCTGCGAGCACGTGGAATCCATTGGTGTTGTCGCCGTCCACGCGATTGGATCGGAAGACTTTGAATCCGAGCAGTTCGGTGAGCATCCCTTTCTTCACGAGTTCTTCGTAAGCGGCAGGAACCGAAATCTTGATGGAGGTGTCTTTCAGAAGGTATTGCTCTCCGACAGGCGGAATCATGAGCCATCTGTCCTCATCAGGCACTTCCGCTTCGTCAAGGAAAGTCTTGAGTTGCGCGACCATATCCAGAAATTTGGTAGTGCTGTTGTCGATAGTCTTGACGGTATTTGCCTGGATTTCGTAGGTAGCGCCTGCGGAAATCACACCGCCGTCGTAAGCGGACGCTTCGTCGTCGCTGTCGTTCTCGATGTCTATTGAAGTGGCGGAAGTGAAAGTCTTGACCCGATACCACTTCGTGTGTCCTGCTGCCTTGAAGGGCTTACCTACCATCGAAGAGGTAAAAGTGGTGCCGGTTCCTGTTACAGTTCCGCCTGACGATACAGCAACAGTGCCAGTCGTGTAGGATGTGCCATACCAGTTACCGGAGCCTACGTCGGGGTGCAAGTCGAGCAGAAAGGACATGATGTTCTTCTTGCGCTCGTTTGCTTTTTGTTCGATGACCGTTCCTTTTGGATTTTTGATGTAGGACTTCCACTGGTCAAGAGTTCTGATCTTGAAGTAGAAAGCCTTTTGCTGGTCAATAGTCAGGACGGAGTTCGTCTCATTGAGGTCGTCCGCCGTCAGGTTCGCGCCCGTGTAGTTCTTCTCGGATAGCTTTGCAAGCGTGAGAATGTTCAGCTTGGAACCTACGGCGTTTATTTCGCCCTGGTAGTCACGGTTGACCATTTCCTCGATTGGGGCATTTTCGTAGATATGCCTGATAAGCCTCTGCGAAAAGCCCTCAGCGAGTTTTGTTGCGTATGCGCTGGGCATATTATTGCTTGTTCAGAAACCCCAGCGACGATTCGGAACTATTCGATGTCTTCCTCTATCTGACCCGATTTGACGAGTTCAAGGTACTTCCGGTAATCCGTCTCCCTTATTTTCTTGGCTTCTTCAAGCGGGATTTTCTTCGGCTTGGGGAGGGATTTCGGACCTCCCGATCCTCTCTCAAGTCCCGGTTTGGGCTTGGGAGAATGCGCTTGCGGTTCCGGGAACTCGTAGAAGAATGCTTTTACAAGAGTGTTGAGGGGAACAGTTTTGTGAGAGGGTTTGTATGCGTATCGCTTAAACTCTTCTTCCCTTCCTTTCAGCTTGGGATTGGAAGAGACAAGGCGCGCAAAATCCCTTTCCCATTCCTTTTCTTCGATCAGATCGAGAACAGTGTTTTCGAGCTTTCTGGTTCTATTCTCGGTGAGATAGAGACGCCGGTAAGCGTCCTTCGCAATTTCTTCAAGCTCGTCCCAAAATGGATAAGCTCTCCTCAGTTCCTCCTCGGTGGGGGTTTCAATAGTTGTTAATTGTGTGATCCGAGCGTCTTTCTGCCTCAGTCGTTCCTGCGCTATCTGATTTTCCCTCGCCGATTCCCTGAATTTCTGCTTGTATGGGGGTTCTTCCGGTTCGACTTGAGGTTTTTCAGGAGGTTGAGGCGGCTCGCTTTCCTCTTCCTCTTGGGTTTCTTCGCTCTCCGGCTCGGAGTTCTCCCGATCTTCGGTCGGAGTTTCAGGAGTATCCGTCTCCTCGGAGTTTTCCTGCGGAGTCTCCGGCTCCTGCGTCTCCGTCTCTTCGACAGAGGTTTGCTCTTTTTCTTCTGGCATGTTGTTGCGCCGTCCTCTGCCTATGGCGGAGGGTTTGGTAATATTTAATTGAAAAAGCGATGTTACAGTTTTAAGAATCTTCGGTGGAAGTTTTTCGGCCTCTGCGTGCGCGAGGCTGGTCTATGTCTTCCGGTGCAAGAATATCGGCGAACTTTTCCTTTTGGTTCTCAGTGAGATAGCTGCTGCGCGCTCGCAGGAATTCCTTATCGGCTTCTGAAAGAGCAACAGGCTCCTTCACAACGATAGAATCGAGCATTGTTTGGGCTTCTTGATTCATAATTACTTTTTACGTGTTAATGACTTTTTGGATCGTATGACTTTATTTAATAAATCTCGCATTCGTGTGAGGGACATTTTGCCCTCGATTTTTTTGGCTTTTCGCTCAGTCTTCTTTTCGGATAGCTTCGGAAACCGCTTGTGTACGTTCTCGTGGATGATGGTATTGACAACATCTCCTTTCCTTGGGTTAATCCGTATGAGTTTTTTCTTGTCGTCAATTTCCCCGTAATCCTTCATCTTCCTATCAATCTTGTACGTGTACTGCGAATTCTTTTTCTTCTTTTTCCTGCGGAATCCCTTTTTCACGCGGTTGGGGAGTTTCTTGATACTCGGTGTTTCCTTTAGCCATCGTTGGAAGGTAGCTTTGGATATTTGTCCTTTTCTCACCAAGGCTCCGAATTTCCTCATCTGCGCCTTGCTTACGAATCCCTTACCTCCGGGCATACTACTTCGGCTTAATGTTCTTTAGTGCCTCCTCGATTATTTTTCTTGCGCGTTCGGGGCTTAGCAGAAAGTCTCGAAGCAGGATGTAGTTTTTGAGGCGGGCTTTGAGCATGAGGTCTTTTTCTTTCGGGGTGTCGTAATCGAACTCGCGCTCTATGCTTTCAGCCATCCGCGATACATAGTCGCGTACATCTTCCAAGGTAAGTGCTTTCGTCTGGAGTTTCTGCGCCCAGGTAAGAAGCGTCTCGCGCTCTTGAGCGTTCAAATCTTCCAGTTTCAGATTATACCTTTTGAGGATTTCGTCAAGCATTGGCGGCTGGCGTTGCTACTGCTGGTGCTGGCAATGCGGCAGGAATCGGAGTTCTGCCGATGGACTGACCAGTAGGTGTGGCTGATGCGCCTCGGAGTTCTCCCGATGGATTCAATATACTCTGAAATCGTTGGTTCTCAAAATCAAGCACTTCTTTGGCTTCCTCCGGGGAGACTTTCGCAAGGTCCAAAAGCTTCTTCTGCACTATCCTTGCAAGCGGCACGTTCTGCGGGAACTGGGCGCGGATGGCAAGCAGCTTCTGAATGTCCTGCAACTGGTCTTCCTCCTGCTCGTCGGAAGATCTCACTATGACCGTGTATCCCGCTTCCGATTTCCAGTCGGACGGCTTGACCTCCGCTTCAAAATAATTGCCTTTGTAGGATTTTTTGTGGAGCTTCACGGCTTCCAGAGAATCGGTATTTGCTTCGATGAGCTTGTACCATTTCTCGCCGAATTCCTTCCACGACAAATCGTACATCTCCTGAATGTCATCAATCCTGTCCATTACCTCTTTGAGAAGAATCTGCACCTCGCCGAGAGTAATCTGATTCTTTTCGCTTGTCCCTTTCTGCGAAGCAGTAGCGGCAGTAGCTCGTTCGACTAACTGGATGAGCCAGACCATCTCATCAAGGCTCTCGGAGAGGTCTGGAATCTCAACACGCTTAACAACCTGCTCTATCGGCTTTTCACCTGCCGGGATCGGATACCAGCCCCAAGGAACAGGCTCAAAGGTTTGTGGCACGAATCCTTCCAGACTTGAGTTGTAGTAGTTCATTCCGAAATTCCGCAGAGTACGGTTTTCCACAAGCTGGGACAGCCATGCATTCAAAATCTTGTTGGGGGTGCGGACTATATCCCCCTCACCATCCGACCAAATATCGGTTCGCTCAACGTCGGTTGCCCATGAAATGAGAGGATAGAAATCAATCCCTAGAATCTCTTTGAGAGGCTTTCGGAGAAGTATCTCGTTGTCTGCTACTGTGACAAGATGCAAAACGAATTTCTTCTGTTCCTCATCCCATAGCATCACATAATGCTCGTTAAGCTCGATGTATGTTTCGCCGAGTACAGGATTATCAATATCCGGCACGCCCATGTCCCGCATCCGCTTGTTCTTCTCCTGCAAGCTCTCCACATTTTCCCTTGATTTTATTAGTCCCTGCTGCGTGGCGTAGAAGGTCTTCAATCGCTTGATTGCTTCCTGATCGTAGAGCGAATTGTTCTCGACCTCCTTTAGAGTTCGGAAAATGTGCTGGTGGATTGCGTATTGAGTTTCGGCATTAGATGATCCGATCAATAAGTGCTGATCTGGTAAACTCATTGCATGACACTCGAACAAATCAACAAGCTCAAGCCTCAAAGACTGCGCGCTCTGACTGGTATGACTGTCAACGCGCTCAGTGA